AGCATGCGCAAGCGTCGCAAGCTTTGGGCCGTCCAGGGATAACCGCGCCCCTGCTCGACCCGGTGCGCCACATACCCGTGAATGATCTTTTCGGCTGCAATCCGGGCGCGCAAGTTGGGGTCAAAACTTAGGGCCATGGCGTTGGGGTGTTTGTTCAAAATGTGATAGGCCACCGGCCGGCCGCCCTTGTCGTATTCGATGCTTAACCGGATAAGCCGGCCGTGCTTTTCTTCTTGGTTGTAATTTTCGTCCAGGTGGTCAACGTCGATGAACCGTAAAGCAAAGCCGAAGCGATTGACGCGCGGATCGGTGACCAGCTCGACCAGGCACTCGCCGTCACGCGCGCAGGTCTCCACAAAAAGCGCTTGTGCGTCGATCCAGGAAAGCCGGCCGTCAAGGGTACAGGTGCCCACCTTGCCCCACTCTAAAAACGCGCGCTCAATTAATTGGTTGGCTTGCATATCAAGCCGGCCGTCGTTTTCCCGGGCGCGGTTCTGCATGGCCACGCCGCGCGGGCCGACCACGTTTGTTTTGACCATCTCCAAGAAGCGGGTCACATAGTCGTCATTAATCGCCAGGTTTCTAGACCGGGCGCGCAAGGTGCGCAGGGCGGCGAATAGCTCGGCATCGGCCGACCGGTTGGTGGTGGTCCATCCTTGGGTGAATCGATCCGTTTTCGCCGCTGAAAAGCCGCGGCGGCCACGCCGTCGCGCGGGTCTTTGCTTCTTGGGAAATAGTTTTGCAAAAATGCCCATGTTTAACTTTCCGTAAAGGCCACCTTGACCTTGGCACCAGTCGGCTTGTTGCGGTCGCGGCGGTTGCGCCGTTTCCATAGGTTGCATCCGCGTTCGGCACGGTTAAGGGCGTCCATCAGCTCGCCGTGTGACATCTCCGAAATTTGCCGGCCGCCCACGGCGATGGATGTTTGACTCTCCGTTGCCCGCATTTCCAGCACGGCGACAATGGCATCGCGCACCGCAAAGCAATATGGCAACCCGCTATAGCCGGACGATTGCGCCGCCAGGTTTGGCCGGATCTCCACAAGGCCCGAATCGATCAGATAACGCTCGGCATCCTTGGTCACATAGGCGTCAAAGGCATACTCGCCCGCGTCGGTCCATGCCGCGGTGGTCGTCGCGGCCAGGTCGACCAGGTGATCGGCGCCCGAAGCGCTAGCGGCAAAAGTGATTTGCACGCCGGACTTGACCAGGGCATAAGACAAGACCCAGCCGTCCGCGGCCGAATAGTCGGCAAGCGATTTCTTCCAGGCGACCGAATCGCCGATTGTGATTTTGTCAGGGATATCGTTTAAGGTGGTGGTCGGCATGGCGGCCCCGCGTTAAAGCTTTGAAATGTTACGCCATCTTAACATGGGGATTTTTGCTTTTTTTCTACCGCCACACTACGCCACTTATGGCCCGATATGGCCACACAAAGGCACTTGACAAAGGTCTCGCCGCGGCCCGATTTTAACCGGTGGCCGGCCTCAATCGGGCATATCGGGAAATAATGGTCTCGGCCACCTTGCGCGCAAGCGGCCAGGCTTGGCGCCGGTAAAGCGTTTCATGTGCATGCAAAAGCATTGCTTCAAACAATATAGGCCGGCGGCAATTCGTATTCGGCGCCGTGCTTGCGCCACAGGTGCAAACAAAAGGGATGATTGTTTATATGGGCGCTTTTTTTCGGGTAAAAATGGACCACCGTTTCGGCCGGGTCGAAAAATATATCTTTCACGAACTGCATCTCGGCATGCTTGGGACATCGATGCGGCGTGGAAACGCTAACATGATCCCACCCGCCCCGGTCGGATACAATGACCGTCAACTCGACCATGACAATGCGCGTCTTATATGGCAGCACAAAGGCGCCGTTGTAGCCGAAACCATGCACCGACCGGAGCGGCCCGCGCGTGATGCGATACTTTTCAATGTGTTCGGGAAATTCTTTGCGCATGCTTTCGCCTTTCGTTGTTATTGGATTGCGCCCACGGCCGGCGGTATGATCGGGCCTTTTTCGATGCGCTTGGCGGTCTCGCGCAAGGCGGTCATGGTGGTTTGGTCGTCGACGTTGGTAATATAATCGCCCACGCCCGCCGCGCCAAAGTCGAAGACAGTCAAAACAAAGCCCATGTGGCCAAACTCATTAGTTAAAAATTCATCCAGGGCCATGGCCAAGGCGCGCAAGGTGTGGCTAATGCTTCTATGCCGGGCCATGCCCGCCGCCGGTTTTTCAGTCGGGCGGTGATCGATGGCCGCCGGCGGTATGGTTTGGCCCCGTTCGATGCGCTCGGCGGTTTCGCGCAGGGTATCGACCGCGCCGGCGCGCTCGACGTTGCCGGTATAGTTGGCGACCTCTGGAGCGCCCAATGGAAAAATCAGCAAGGCAAAACCCTTGCGGCCGTGCTTTTCGGTCAAAAGTTCATCCAGGGATTTTGCAAGCGACTGTAAAACCGTCTCTGTATCCTTGTATGCGGCGGCTCTTTGCATATTGTCTCCCCTTTCTGTTTATTGGGTTTTTCTACCGGTTTGCATGCCGGCAGTTTTGCGCCGGCGCGTGGCGGCGGCGTTTTTGGCGTGATGGGCGGCATCATATCGCAGGTGGCACGGCGCGCAGGCGCACCATAGGTTGACCGGCCGGCAGTCGGCCGGGTCATGGTTACAATGGGCGGTGGTCGCCGTGCGGCGGTGCGTGTCAAATGTTTCCCCCGGGCGGCGGCATTGCCGGCCGCACTTTTCACATTGATAATCGGCCTCGGCTTTCACCGCCGCGGCGATTTGTGGCCAGTCTTTCGGATACAGGCTTTTATCTTTTATGGGCATGGCCGAAAAACCCTTTTTAGGTTGCTACCGGCCCACATGCCGGTATTTTTTGGCGATGTGGCGCGACCAGGCGCGCAGGTCCTCATCAAGGGCCGTCCACTTTCCGCAAAACTTAAAGGCCGGCAAGCCCTCATGGCGCACAAGGCGCGGTATGTCATGCCGGTTGCGGCCTATGGCCGTTCCGATCTCTTCGGCGGTGCTGTACCATACCCGGCGCCCACGGCCGGGCGCGCTCCCATTGTTACCAGTCATTGACAAAGCCCCCCTTTTTTCGGCGCCGCTTGGTGCGCCGGCGCGCCGGTGGCGGTGCGTCCGGCTTCGGCGCCGGTTCCGGTTGCTTCTCTTCGCCGTCGGGCGCCGGGCGCGCCTCGGTCGCTTGCGCCCGGCGGCGCAAATTGTCGGCCAATGCTTGCCAGTTGGGCGCGGCGAATTCGCAGGCCGCCAGGGCCAGGACGCGGCAATCAAGCGGCTCATTGCGTGGCCGTATCTTTTTATAAAAGTAGGTCGGCACGCCCTTGACCATCTTTGTAAATCTTTGCTCAGCGGTCAGGCCGTCGAAATATTCGTCGGCATAGTGGTCCGGGAAATGGCAATAGCCCGGGCCGGGTTTTTTAACCTGCAAATAGGCATATACTTTATCCTTGGCGGCGATGGTGGCCACGGTGAACAATTTTAGCCCGCGGCGGTATTTCTTCTTTGATTGCGCCACCAGTTGATTGGATGCCGTGGGCTGCCCTTTGGTGGCAAAAACCCGGCGCGCTTGGCGCGGATAAGTAAAGCGGTAGACCTCTCCGGTGGCATAACCCGAATCGATAAAGGTGGTATGCGGCCGAAGGATCAAACCGTCTTGCCGGAAATAGCGCCGGCTAACAAAAAGCTCTAATTGGTCCCAGGTCTCGGAAAAGTGCGGATCGCCGGGAATGATGGCATAATCCAGGGACCAGGATTCGAAACCCCGGCCCCAGGCCACCGCCTCGGCCTCGATGCGGTCTTTTTGCACGTCGGCGCCGATGGTAATCATCAGCGCGCCGGTGGTCATCTTCCGCGGCGCGGGCTCTTTGTTCTTTTGCAGGCTCTTGACCTCGACCCCGTCGCCGCGGTCTTCCCAGGTCTCGCCCAAAACCGTATTGACCCATACTTTCAAAAGTGCCGGGTTGTCCTTTGCTTCCAAAAACTCGGCGGCGATGGCCGGCCACGTCATTTTTGGCGAAAAACTATAGGCCGCCCAAATATGAAAACCCGCTTTACCGTTAAAAGGCGCCGTTGCCCGCCACTTTCCGCCCTCGATAACCTTGAACTTGTCTTTTTCATCGATTGGGCGCTTGCAATGCTTACAAACAAAGTGCGCCCGGCGCGGGTCTTTTTCCGGGATGATAAACCGTTTCCATCGGAAGACCTGAAAGGTCTTACAGCGCAGGCAAGGTACATAAAAGAAGCGCTGGTCGGACAATTTAAAATGCTCTTCCACCCGGGAAAAATTCTTAATGGTCGGCGTACCGCCGATAGAAATTAAGCGGTTCCAAAAAAAATCAGTCCGCCGCGTGCCCAATTTTATCTGGTCGCCCTCAACGCCCGCCGACGGCGGATAGGCGTCCACCTCATCGAAATAGACGTTGCGCACCGTCAGCCGGCGAAACCCGCGCGCGCTGTTGGCGCCCACCATGACCAGAAACCCGCCCGGATAGACCTTGCGCAATATCGTATTATTTGAATCGCGGGTTTTCGAATCGGCCACCAGGGCGCCTACTTGCGCCGTGTCCCGGATCATGGGCGCGATTTCTTCTTTGCTGTATCCCTCGGCGTCTTCCACCGTGGGCTGTACCACCATTTGCGGGCAAGGTTCATAGTGGATGTGATAGGCAATGGCGTGGTTGATTATTTTGGTATATCCGACGCGCGTCGATTTTTGAAAAACCACCGTATCATTGGCCGGATCGGTGAAAGCATCCATTATGCCGGGTTGGTACGGGTAAGCGTGCCACTTGCCATCAAGGGCGGCCGACTCGGTGGAAAGAAAAGCGAAGCGTTCGGCCCACTGGGAAAGGGTCAAGGGTTGCGGCGGCCGCCAGTTGGCAAAGGACGCGGCCGCCAATTGCTTTAAGGCTTGCGGGTTATCGGTCATCGCCAAGGATGGGTTCATCGCGTGATAGATCCTCCAAAACTTCATCGACCAGGCGGCGGCATTCTTTTTCCACCCGGGCCGGATCCCGTATTCGGGCCACCGTGGCCGCCAATGTCGCCGGCAATGAAAGTAATTTATTTTTCGCCGTGGTGATATGGTGCGCCCATATCGACGCCACGGCATCCACCGGGACAACTTCTCTTTTTTTTAACTGGGCCTCGATGGTGGCCACCTCGGCCTTGGCCTTGAGATAGCGCGCGCGCTGTAATTGAAAATCGGACTCGGTGTCGCTGGCCTTGGCCCGCGCCCGGTCCACATGCCATGCAATACAGTCGGCCAGGTCGTATTGATTGCGCCCGGCCTTGGGCATGCCTTGGCTGTTCCATTGCCGGATGCGCGTTTTTGAGACCTTGAACAAGTGGGCAACTATTTCGGTCGGCAGGTGCGACGACAACAAACGCTTGATGGTCTCGTTATCCGGCAGGGCGTCGACCCCGACCCGCATGAGATTTGCGCAAAACTGGTCAAGCTCTTCTTCGGCCGCTTTCCATGCCCGTAGGTGTTTAGGGTCATGGCTGTTATTGTATTGTTTCAGCGAATCGACCACCGCGGCATGCAAGACCCGGATCTTGACCGCTTGCTCTTCGGTAGCCGATTTTAAAAATTCATCGATTTGTGCCCTATTCATAGCGCCAAGACATTATCGATATAATCGTTGATTTCGCCCTTGGTCTGGTTGGTGTCGTCGCCGTGCTCATAAAGGCCGGCAAGGGTCGCAATCTCTTTGACCGCCCGAATGGCGCCGGCATAGTCGCCGGATGTAATCAACTTTTTATACAAGCCGCGCAAGGCCTCGATACACCACCCGCGGCGCACCGCCCGCGGCATGCCGGCCGCCTTGGAAAAAGCGGCAAGCGCTTGCTCGACAATTAGCCCGGCATCGTCGGCCGTGATCGGGTTTTCCCGCAAAAACTCCAAAACCGTGGCCGTACTGCGCCCCTCGATTAGATAAGT